GGCCAGCCCCAAAGGCATCGTCTCCCTCGGCTGGTACGCCGCCGTCGGCCTCATCCCCTGGCAACTGCGCACCGTCCTACGCCGACACCGCCGCAAGCGGCCACACGCCCGCACCCTGCCCGGCCGGCCCACCCACGCCCCCACCGTCGGCAAAGAACTCCTCGACATCCTCGCCCCCTGGGGCCGCTACATCTCCCACCCCGAAAACGGCACCCACAAGAACCAGGTCCTGAAAGTCACCGCCTACAACAGCCGCCGCTTCAAGGGCACCATCACCGCACCCATCGGGCAGCCCGTCACCGTCACCCCCGAAACCGTCTCCGGCGTCTACCGTGTGCGCCCCGAATGGATCACCATCACCCCCGGCGGGCACGCCGGCGAAGCCAACATCACCCTCAACTGGGTCGCCCCGCCCGAACTCGACACCACCACCCTGAAGGGCGCTTGGCAGAAGTGGGCCGCGCGCTCCGGAGGCGTCATGGCCGGCACCGTCCTCGAAGACGTCCAGCACGACCCCAACACCGGCGGCGAAGTCGCCTACGTCGTCGCAGGAGAAACCCTCGACAAGCTTCCCGTGCCCGACCGGTCCAGCCTCGCCGGAGCCCTGCGCACCAACACCCTCCTGTGCTCCTACAACCCCGTCCCCGGCGACCCCCGCCGCGGAGAAGTCCGCCTCATGAAGCACAACCCCCTCCAGGACGGCGTCCCCTTCCCCGGAACCCACGTCCTCAAGATCAGCGACGGCGGCTACGTGCAGATCGGACGGCACGTCAGCGGATTCCCCGCCCGCGTCCAGTTCACCGACCCCATCCTCGGCGCCAAACACCTCTTCATCGCCGGCGTCACCGGATCCGGCAAGGGCGGACTCGTCCAGATCGTGGCCCTCGCCGACCACGTCAACGGACACGCCATCATCTACGGCGACCCCAAGGGCTCCTCCAACCCCGACGTGGAAACCATGGCCTGCTACTCCGGCCTCGTCGACGACGTCATCGGCGCCCTCCGCGTCGCCTACGCCCTCATGAACTGGCGCATGGAGGAATCTGCCCGCCTCCGCATGAAGAACTTCCAACCCACCCCCGACCGCCCCTGGGTCCGCGTCATCCTCGACGAAGCCCACGTCCCCCTGTCCGAGATGATCGAGCACAAGAAGGAAGCCGGGATCATCGTCGAAGCCCTCGCGGCCAAGGCCCGCTCCCAGGGCATCATCCTGACGATCGTCAACCAGGCGGTGAACGCCGAAAAGGTCGGCGGCTCCACCGCCCTGCGCATGAACGTCATCCAGGGCGGAAGCCTCGTCATGCTCCGCTCCGACTCCGGCCAGCAGCACCTCGTCACCACCGGCTTCGAAGGCGTCGACCCCGGCGAAATCCCCGCCTCCTGGGACGTCGACCGACCCCTCGTCTACGACGAGAAGATCGGCGTGAAGGACCCCAAGGCCACCTTCGGGCTCGGCTACACCCTCGGACCCGGCGGCGCCGCGGAGATGATGCGCACCTTCATCCTCGAGTCCGCCGCCCCCTACATCGACGAGACCGCCATCGCTCACCCCGCCGACTGGCCCGACTGGGACAGCCGGCACGACATCGCCGCCACCTCCATCCTCGGCGACGGCGAAGACGGCGAGGACGGCGACGGCGGCATGCTTTTCGGCGGATTCGAACTCACCAAGAAGCCCGAGACCGCCCAAGACAAGATCCTCAAGGTGCTCCAGGACATGTCCGACCCCATCGGCCAGGACACCACCTACGTCCACCGCGACGACATCAGCCGCATCGCCGACATCACCGGATCCACCCTGGACCACAACCTCGGCAAGCTCGTCAAAGCCGACCAGATCCACCGGCAGCCCAAGGCCGGCCTCGGCAAGGACGTACGCGGCTTCTACGGCCTCGGCCCCGCGCCCACGACCAACCCCGCCGACGACGAGTAGCCCCAGGGGGATAGCGCCTCAGACAAACCCCGCCCCGTGCCCCATCATCAAAACCAGCACGGCCCGGAACCTCACTGGTACCGGTGTCCCCGCGCCCTACCAAGGCACCCGGGCCGTGCCACAAACCCGCCCGGCAATCCCGTCCCTCGCTCAGCGGGACCCGGGCCCACGGAAGCCTCGCCCCCAATCCCCCGGCGGCGAGGCTTCCGTACGTTCCCGGCCGGGGGAACGCGCGGCCGAACATCAGCGATCATTCGAAAAGGCGCGGGGCCTGACAACCACACACGAGCGGGAGCCCCACCGCCATGGCAGCCTCCAAGGCACGACAAGCAGAAGTCAGCCAACGACGCCGCGAAATGCTCATCATGAAGATCCAGGGCCGCACCGCCCTCGAGATCGCCGAGCACTTCGACATGTCGCCCAACACCGCACGCTCCGACCTGTCCCGCGCCATCAAGAAGGCCAAGGACCTCGAGGTCCAAGGAGCCGAGCTGTACCGCTTCATCCAAGGCGCCCGGCTAGAGGAACTGCTGCGCGCCGTCTGGCCAGCCGCCACCGACGCCAACGAAGTCGACCTGAAGGCCAGCGAACAAGCCCGCAAGCTGATCGTCGACATCAGCGACCTGTTCGGCCTGAAGGTGCCCGTACGCACCGAAATCAGCGGGCCCGACGGTGGCGCCATCCCGTTCTCCAGCGGCGAGGTAGCAGAGATCACGGCGCTCATCGACATCTCCGACCAGGAACACGCCGAGATCCCCGCCATCGACCCGGACGCCGACTTCGACGACTACGAGGACCTGGCCGACGCAGACGAGGACGACGGTGACGACGGCCCCTGACCGTCAGACCTCCCTGGAGGCCAGGTACCGGAAGCTGCCCCCGGACCAGCGCCGCCGGGTCGTAGAGCGTGCCCGCCCGGAAACCCGCGTCAAGCTGGCCCGCATCGAGCGCGAGATGGCCATGGACCGCTCACCCGGGGCGCTCGCCGCGGTCCTGACGGAAAGGCGGGAAAAGCAGGCCCCCCACCTCGACATGATCGACAGCGCGTTCCGGCGGATCGCTGCGGGGGAGCGGTTGCAGGTCATGCTGACGTGCCCGCCACGTCATGGGAAATCTCAGAGGGCCTCCCGGTGGGGACCGCTCTGGTACTTGCGCCGGCATCCCGAGCACCGCGTGATGATCGCCTCCTACGGTGCCGACCTGGCCGACGACCACGGGCGGTGGGTGCGTGACCAGTTGAACGAGTACGCCAGCGTCCTGGGGATCCGGCTGCACCCGGCGTCCCGGGCGGCCAACCGGTTCGACCTCGAGCAGAAGCGCGGATCCAGCGTCCGCGGCGGCATGGTCACCGCAGGCGTCGGAGGAGGTTTGACTGGAAAAGGGTTTAATTTGGGCATAATCGACGACCCTTTCAAAGGCCACGACGACGCCGCCAGCCCAGCCCAACGCGAACGCGTCTGGGAGTGGTACCGCTCCGTCTTCTTCACCCGCCGCGCCCCCGGCGCCTCCCTCATCTTGATCAACACGCGTTGGCACGAAGACGACCTGTCCGGCCGACTGCTCCAACACGAACCCCACCGCTGGCTCCAAATCGACCTCCCCGCCCTCGCCGACAGCCCCACCGACCCCCTCCACCGCGACATCGGCGAACCCCTCTGGCCCGACCAGTACGACGCCGCCGAACTCGCCGACATCCGCGAGTCCGTCGGCGAACGCGTCTGGTACGCCCTCTACCAGCAAAAGCCACGCCCGCTCGAAGGCGGAGTGTGGAAGTGGGCCTGGATCACCAGCCACCGCCTGAAGCCCGATGCCTGGCCCGGCATCACCCCCACCCGCGTCGTCGTCGCCGTCGACCACGCCGGCGGCGACTCCCTACGAAACGACGAAGTCGGCCTCGTCTGCGCAGCCAAGGACAGAGAAGGCGACCTGTACGTCCTCGACGACCGCTCCCGCACGATGGGCGCCGAGACGTGGGGCGTGGAGGTCTGCAAGCTGGCCATCGAACGGCAAGCGGACGCGATCCTGGTCGAGCGGAATTTTGGCGGGGACATGGCCCGCCAGATCGTCGTCCAGGGATGGCAGGAGCTACAGCGGCAGGGTGAGACCAACGGCATGCTGATGCCGTCGATCATCGAAGTGCATGCCAAACAGGGCAAACGCCTGCGCGCCGAGCCCATCGCCCAGTTGTACAAGCAGGGACGCGTGCACCACGTCAGCGAGTTCACCGAGCTTGAGGGCCAGATGGTCACCTGGCTGCCCGGTATGGACTCCCCGGACCGCATGGACGCAGCCGTGCACGCCTTGACGGAGCTCGCCGATCCGGCACAGGAGGGACTGGGTACTCAGCACTACAGCGACCAGCGGCTGAGAGGACGCCGCTAGGCAGGCTCTGCCTGCTGTGCAGCAAGTGCTCTGGCCTACCACAGCAGTGAAGCCTGCACTGCACTCTGGAGTCCAACCTGGCGGCTCCATGCAGGACAGCGCGAATCAGTTGATAACCGCAGGTCAGATGATGTAAGCGTGGAAACTTCATCTTCAGAATGGTAGATCTGACGCCCGGCGGAGTTGCTCAAAGTAGCGGCGCTGGCGAAGCCAGCCAGCGACGCTGGTTAGCGTCAAACTGGTTCGGTTAAAGGGGAAAACCGATGTACATTGGCTTAGGCGTCAACGCATCTGGGGATGCGCTAAGCGCCAGACAAAACAGAACCGCCCCCCTGGCTGGGAGGCGGTCTGCTTCCTTGACGGGCTGCCGGGCTGGGAACTACAGGTGTGCCACCAACTGGAGGTAGAGCTCCAGGAGGCTGGCGATGAAGCACCAGAAGTTCCAGTCCGGCTGTTCGTTGTTCATGCTCACCTCGTGCGCGGCCCAAGGGATGGAAGATCCCGGAGCGGGCCTGTTCCTCCGGGCCGCGGCGGCCGGAGGCACGATGGTGAACAGGTCGATAACGAACACCCGATGCAAGAGTCTACGTCCTCCGAAGGACCTCTCCGGACTCTCAAGGCCGGAAATCCGAGCAACAGCCGGTCACCACGCGGATTGTCGGTTCGCGTTCCCTCAAATGGTCCCTCGTGCGGGTGAATTGGCATCTCCAAGCTGTCGCCAGTCCGACCCGGCCCGACGCCATGGTCGACCGGACGGGGGAACGCCTCCGACTCGCGCCCGTACCCTGATCACAGGCGCGGGGCGCCTGGGACAGCGGAAGGCGTGAGCTGGTGGGCCTCTTCTCCGGCGCGAAGTCGGTCATCATCGACGCCTGGTCATGGCTGAACTACAAGCCGCTCTACAGCGACAACCTCGGCATGCCCAACCGCAGGGCGTTCCCCGAAGCCCACGCCACCTGGGTTCCAGCGGAGCACGAACGCCGCCTGGCCGCGTACAAGATGCTCACCGCGTACGAAAACAACCAGGTTGCCGAGCTGAACGCCTACCGGGACGGCGACGAAGCCCGCGAGCGCCGCGAGTTCGGCGACCCCAGCATGTTCGTCGACACCATCACCTCGCACGTCCTCGGCGAGGAGCAGACCATCACCGTCCCCGGCGCTGAGAACGCCGGCGGCGACCAGAGCACCCCCGAAGCCGAGACCGCCGAGCGCGTCCAGACCCTGCTGAGGGAGTGGGCGGATGAGGAACTGCTGCCCATGCGGCTCCTCCAGACGGAACGTAAGGCCGTCACCCTCGGCGACGGGGTGTATCTCCTGCACTGGGACACGGACAAGCAGCGCGTCCGCATCAAGACGTTCGACCCCGGCTTCTACTTCCCCGTCATCGACGAGGACTCCGACGGCTCCGACTTCCCCGACCGCATCCACTTCGCGTGGGAGCTCCCTGAAGACAAGGCCCGCCGCCTCCCCGCCCGGCTGCGTCGCATCACCTACCACCTGGACTGGATCCGCCCGCAGACCGCGAACGGCGTCGACCAGACCGGTCAGCGGGCCGTACGGGCCACCGTCATGTCCGAGCCGTCCGACGACCAGCCTTCGCAGCCCGTCCTCGGCCGCGGCGACACCCTGGATGCGCAAGGTGCGATCACCCGCCTGTACCCGTGGTCCGAGCAGCCCTCCTACAAGACCGTGTACCTGACCGACGCGATCTGGGAGCTCGGTGACCTGAAGGCCCCGGTTGACGTCGACACCCTCCCGCTGGACAAGGCACAGTTCGCCACCAACGGGCAGGGCGAGGTGTTGGACGGGCTGGACCTGTACCAGGACTTCATTCCGGTGATCCACGTACCGAACTCGGTCCCGGAGCCCGGCGAGCACTGGGGGCAGTCGTCCCTGGCCAAGGTGTTGCAGGTCTTCGACGAGTTGTCCTCCAGCGACACAGACTCCTCCCGGGCCTCGGCCACCACCGGATCACCCGTATATGCGATATCCGGACAGGCAGTGTCGGCGCAGCAGCAATACGCAGCTGGACCCGGCATGGTGTGGACCCTCGGTGAGGGCGGCTCGATGAGCACGGTCGACACCAGCAAGAACCTCGCCGAACTGCGCAACCAGCGGAAGGACCTCCGGGACCTGGCGGCCAGTGTCACCCGCATCCCCGCCGTGGCCCTCGGCACCGGCGACCCGGCCCAGTTCACGTCCGGCTACCAACTCGAGCTGGCCCTGGGACCGCTGGACTCCCTCATCTCCGGCATGCGCCTCGCACGCGACCACGCCGACCGGCTCCTGCCGAAGTTCGTGCAGCGCCTGTTCAAGGCCGGCCAGCACCCCGACTGGGTCAGCCTGCCCGTTCTTCCCGCGAAGCTGACCCGCGGCGCCTACACGCCCACCGACAAGGCCGCCGTCCTCGAGGAAGTCGCCTCGGCCCGCAACGCCAAGCTGATCAGCCTCGAGACCGCAATCCGTCGCCTTCAGGAGATCGGCTGGCCCATCGACGACGCCGAAGACGAGATCAAGCGGATCGACGCCCGCTCCTTCGAGGACGCCCGCAACCTCGCCGACGCTCTCGGAAACCCCGACGAGACCGCCCGGTTCCTCGGCCGGAAGGCACCCGACGAGCCCGAACCGCCAGCCGTCATCCTGCCCGCCGCCGGAACCCAGACCATCGCGCCCGACGGCACCACGGCGGCCGCAGCAGACGGGGCGCAGGGGAACGGGGGGAACACCGGATGAGAAATGTGCTGCACTTGGATCTAGGCGCGGGGCCTGGAACGGAAAGTCTGGGAGGACTGTCTCCAATGCGTCGCCCCGCGCAGCACCACCTTCGGCCCGGCCTGGCCGCCGCCCACGGCCACAGCCTGCTCACCGACCTGTCCGCGTTCGCCGTCCTCGCCAACACCGACAGTGGACAAGGCGGAGGGGGAGGGCAGCCCGCCCCGAACACCCCGGCCGCGCCGTCCCCCGCGGACATAGCCGCGCGCGCCAGCCAGCAGCAGCTTCCCGCCGCCCCGCCCGCCGGCCAGGCACCCGCCGGAAGCGGAGAAGCCGAAGTCTCCCTCACCCAGCGCCGCCTCAACGTCCTCATGAAGAGCGAGAAGGACGAAGGACGACGCGCCGCCTACCGGGCCATGGCCGAAGCCGCCGGCATCGACCCCGACACGTTCGACCCGGACAAGTTCGGCGAGGTCTTCAAGCAGGCCGAACAGGCCCGCCAGCAGTCCCTGTCCGAAGACCAGCGCCGGACGGAGGAGCTCGCCAAGCGCGAGAAGGACCTCGAGGTGCGTGCCGCTCAGCTCGAGCAGCAGGCCGCCGAAGCCGCCCGCCGCGACCGCGACACCCGCATCCGCTCCGCCCTCGTACGCCTCGGCGCCACCGGCGACGACCTCGAGGACGCGGCAGCCCTCCTCCGCGTTGCCGACGACGCCACCGATGAGCAGATCGCCGAGGCCGCTCAGCAGCTGAAGGAACGCCGCAGCGTTCTCTTCGGCGCGGCCGCTCCGCAGACCCTTCCCCCCGCACCGTCCGGCGGCCCCGCCGGCGGCAACGCCCCCCGGCAGCCCTCCAGCACCAAGGACGCCGTCCGTGAAGCCGCCCGGAAGAGGGCCATCGAACGAGGGCTGCGGAATCCGGACGCCGCCTGAACCACCAGCCACCCCACAGGGGAGGCCGATGACCAAGGGACCACGCCCTGACCCCCGTGGACGGCACCACACCAGGTGCCCTCACCACACATTCCCGCGCATAGCGTGAAAGGGGCACGGCGTGGACATCCAGCCGTACACCAGCACCGAGACGCTCGCCGTCGGCCGCCCGTGGCTCATGAGCATGCTCGGCATCGAAGCCAACCAGTCGATCACCCTCGACCTCAGCAAGTTCTCCGAGACCCTGCACTGGACCGTGCCGACCGCCTACCAGACCGACCGGAAGATGAAGTCCGGTATCCCGCTGGGCAAGCTGACCGCGTCCGGCCTGTACGCGCCGTACAACGCCGTCTCCAACGAGGTCCAGACCCTCACCGTGACCGGCGCGCCGACCGGCGGAACTTTCACGATCACGTGGAGCGGCCAGACCACCGCGGCAATCGCCTACAACGCGACCGCGGCCGTCGTGCAGGCAGCCCTCGAGGCCCTCTCGAACATTGCGCCCGGCGACGTCGTCGTCACCGGCGCCGCAGGCGGCCCGTGGACGCTCACCTGGGGCGGCACGCAGCTCGGCGAGGACGTCGCCGCACCCACCACCACCGAGTCCTTCACCGGCGGCACCAGCCCGGACATCACCATCGCCACCACCACCGCAGGCGGGGCCGCGGCCAGCGCCGACGGAGCCGACGTGTTCGCCGGGTTCCTCTTCACCGAGGTCGCGTTCAGCCCCACCGCCACCAAGTGCGCCGCGCCGCTCATGGTCCACGGCCAGATCGACGTCGCCAAGCTCCCCGTGGCCTTCGACCCCACGGACGTCCCGTCCGGGTCCAACACCCAGTTCGTCTACAAGGTCTGATCAGGAGACACCACCATGCCGAACGACATGCTGGAGCTCCTGCTCCGCGACATCAGCCCCACCGAAATCCAGGCGTTCGTCCGCGAGATCCAGACGCCGGCCGACTACGCCCTCACGCTCAGCGTGATGCCGGAGCGCACCATCAACTCCGTCAAGTGGGAAACCCGCGGCACCCGCCGCCGGGTCGCCGCCGCCTCCTACCGGGCGTGGGACGCCCAGACGAAGGTCGCCACGCGTGAGATCACGCAGTTCGCGACCTCCGGCAAGCTCCTCCCGCTCGGGCAGAAGTACATCGTCGGCGAGTTCGAGACCATCCTGGAGAACCTCGACCGCGGCCTGGACTCCCGCGACCTCGTCAACGCCGTCTACGACGACGTCGCAGCACACGTCCTGTCCATCAAGAAGCGCCTCGAGCTGGCCGTAGGCGACCTCCTGGTCGACGGCAAGTTCTCCCTCGTCGGCGAGAACGGCCTCACTCTCGAAGCCGACTACGCGGTGCCCTCGGCGAACATGCCGACCGCGGCCACCGACTGGACCGACCCGACCGCCGACATCCTCGGCGACGAGATGGCCTGGATGGAGGTCCTGCGTTCCTCCGGAGCGCCGGAGCCCGCCCGCGCTCTCACGTCGTACAAGACGTGGGCGCTGATGATGTCGAACGACTCCTACCGCGCCGCCTACTACGGCAGCGTGAACAGCGCGTCGACGATCCCCACCGCGGTCCTCGCACCGAACGAAGTCGACGTCGTCCGGGCCCGCTACGGCCTGCCGCCCATCACCCGCTACGACGTGAAGATCGAACTGGACACCGGCGCCGACGT